ATCTCGCCGCCGTCCCACTCATAGGGTCGCCCGTTGGGGTGGATCGTTGGCGGTGCCACGCACTGGCCACCTTCGCCACGAATGTCGAGACCAGGGCCGAGCGCCGTCGATGCGTTGTTTCTGATGGTGATGCCAGCGGGCATGAGGAAGTAGCGGTGCTGGCCACCTGAGCCAGTGAGCACCGTGGCGGTGTCTGGCAGTGGGCCGTGCTGCAGCTCTAGGTCGGCAAGGGTTTCGTCGCCGGCCTTGTCGCCGCTCACGTCGATGTCGAGAGCGAAGATGGTGCCGCCAGTGGCGATGCCGACGCCGTGGTCTGAATAGAGACCAGTGAACCAGTTCTCGATCGTTGGCTTGTCGGTGGTGGCATGGTTCTGCCAGCCACTCATCGGCGGTCGCTTCTCCCCTGGCTTGATCGGCAACACCGGCAGACCGTGCTCGGCGTAGTCGAGCGCGTGGGCAAGGGCGCTCATACTGCGTCGCCGTAAGTGGCGAGGATCTCATGGGCGGAAGCGACGAGGTCGGGAATGCTTTGACCGCGACCGTGGCCGTATCGCTTCAACTCAAGATTCTCTATTCGGTTATCGGATCGATCGCCGTTGCGGTGGTGCACGTCCTCGTGTTCGGTCAGTAGTCGACCTAAATGAAACATCATTACCAACCGATGTTCACGAATCCTCACGCCGTCGAAGAAATACAAATTGACATAGCCGTCTTGCGTAACTGAGCGACTTTGCACTTTGTGACGCCGATACCACTCCAGCGTCTTCGGTTCGGCTTTTTGATCATTGAAATGACTTATGCATAGGCCACTTACGTTTGTTGCGTTTCGGGGTTGGTGGACAGGGAACCAGCAATCTTCAGTTGAGCATCGAGGTCGCCATTGTGTTTTTGCGTGGCCACTACAAAGCGAACTCCACGAATTGCTGCCAAGTTGACGTGGGGGCTTGCCACAAATGAAACAGGTCACTGGTCGACGTTCAATCATGCTTGGGTGACGCTCATAGAACTCATCGACGTGCTTCTTGCAGAAGACGTGCCGTGGCCTGATGAATTGATACAAGCCGACAGTTCTCGGTCGCCCAAGCGTTGGCTTCTCACATCCATCGACAGTGCACCGGTCGTCACTCATGACGCCACGTCCCGGTTCAGATCGTCAAGTTGCTTCATGACCTTCTTGAACGCTTTGCGCACCTTCAACTGGTCGCGCTGCATGTCGATAAGGATCTCCCAATCGTCTTTGCTGGTCATGCGGTCGACCATGACCTCGAGCGCGCGATTGCGTTGCTCAAGTTCTTCGATGCGTGCCAGCAGCTCGTCGATGCGGTCGGCTGATGTGTCGGCGGTGACGTTGGCCAGCGTGGTCATCATGTCGTAGCGAGCCTGCAGTTCGTAGATGGCGTCAAGCGCTCTGCCGGCATCGAGCACCATGTCTTCGGGGTGTGGCCAGAAGCGCTGCAGCTTCAGCCCGTCGATTGCCTGTTCGATCTGTTCGTTGTTCATGCTGCAGGCTCCAGTTCGTCGCAGTAGTTCGGCCAGATGGTCATCGGGTGCAAGCCCAGGGCAACCGCTGCTCGGTCTGCGTTGTGATCTGGGATGCCGTTGTGTTTCCAGCGGTGAATCGTTCGTGCTGGGAAGCCAGTGCGCACTGCGAGTTCGAGGTACTCGGTGGTGCCTGCTGCATCGAATAGGGGCTGCAGTGGCCAGCGCAGGAAGTGCGTCGTCGGGCCGAGATTGCCGAGCCGGTTGGCCCGCTTGTATTCGCTGTACGCGCGCCGACATGGTTCGCACCGACACTTGTCAGTCGCATAGCGGCGGTGTGAGCCGTGAGGTCTGTAGCTCATCGTGGCCGGTGCTTTGATCGCAGCGGGTAGGTGCGGTGCGGTTCTTGCCCTGGTGCGTACTCGAGCACGCTGGTGATGCCGTTCTTGTAGGTGAAGCGCAGCGTGCCGATGAGCTGACCGTCGCTACCTTCAATGGTCAGCGTTTCGGGCGGGTCGGGCAGTGCAGTCTTGCTGATCTTGATCGATGGCATTAGATGTCCCCGTGGTGGTCGATGGTGCTGGTGTGTGTCTCAACTACTGATCGGCATGCGTTGCAGCGGTAGGTCAGGTGGTCGCGTGTGCGGCCGTCGTGGCCGAAGTCGCTGTGCGGCAGATATCGCCAGCACTTTGCGCAGCGCTTGGTGTTGTCGGCGTCGAAAGCTGTGAGGAATGCGTCGAGAATCTCGCCCATCACAGCCAGCCGTTCTTGCGCGCGCAGCCAGGCCAAGCGCGCCAGCCGGAACTAGCCAGGACTCGCTCAGCGATGTCGATCTGTTGTTCTCGGCTTGCGTCCCACGGGTGAGGTGCGAACTCTCCCCCGCCGAATGACAGCCACGTCGAGTAGCTGCGCTGGTGCATGAACTGCAGACCACCGCCGAAGCCGTTGCCAGTGTTCGCTGACCAGTTGCCGCCGGCTTCGCATTGTGCAAGTTGGTCCCAGCGAGATCCGTCGCCTGCGTCGTAGTTCGGTGCCGTTCGTGGCGCAGCTGCTGTCGTCGTTGTCGTGATCGAGACCAGGTAGGCGTCGAGGTCGGCGAGGGCTTGGCTGGCAGCGGCGTGGAAGTCGTAGCCAGCAGCTGTCGCTGCATCGAGGGTGAGCGGTGGCGTCTGTTGTGCTTCTGCTGGTGCGCTGCAGCGTCCGAGCGCAAAGGATGCGCCGAGTAGGGCGATCACAGCGACGCATCCTGCGGCGGTTCTTCGGTAGTCAATTCGGGCTTCATCCATCGTGCTATTCCTCGGTTCTTTCTGGTGCAAGGTGCGCACAGCACGCCAAGCACTGGTCGGGGTGTCGAGTAGGCGTCTGCACAGATCGGGCAGCGCCAGTTGTTGCTCAGTGGTTGAGTGCGTGTCGCCATGCGCTCAGCAGTTCGTTGATTGCGTCTCGCCGTTTTGGTTCCTCGGCGGCAATGTGAGCGAGGTAGTCGGCGAGTCGTTGCCCGGTGCGCCCGATGCGTGCCAGGTCGGCGATGGTCTCGATCAGTTTGCGTTCGTTGCGGTCCTTGTCCGCAGCAAGCATCTCGTCCATGCGCTCGAGCATGCGCGTGTAGGGGTCGGGGCCGTGTTGCATCAGGCCATGCGTCCAGTGCGTAGGCCGGTAACTGATGCGATGCGCCTGAGCGCTTCGGTGGCTTCACTCGTCGACCACAGCGGCGGAGTGATGGTGATGCGCTCTGCGCCCTGGGCTACTTCGACGAAGTAGTTGCCGAGGCGGTCTTTGATGATGTTGAGGTGCGGTTCTTGCACGTCGTCCCCTTGAGAGGTCGCAGGGCATCGAGTCGCCGAGGAGGGTCAGACTCGATGCCCTGCAGCTGTGGTTGGCAGGTGTGAATGTGGGGTCGGCGCGGCTCTTCCAGACGCGCCGACCCATACGGCGCACGGCAGCACGAACTGCCTGGTGTGCCCGATCTAGATGAGATCGTCGGTAACGGCGTTGGCGACGGCTGGCTTGTATTGCGCCGACCACGTCTTTGCCGGACTCATGCCCTTCGTCTTTGACGGCTCTTCGCCGGTCCACTTGATTGCAAGCGTGCCGCCGGTGAGCGTGTCGCCAGCGCTGACGCCTGCCGAGCGCAGTGCCTCTTTGACTGCGCTGAGTTGAAAGCCCTTAGCGAAGAATCGAGTCTCGTCGCCGGTGTCGGGATCGGTGCCGCTGAAGACGAACTGCCACACGGGGTCGCCGTTCGGCCAGGTCTTGAGTTCGCCTGTGACGAAGTCGGTCACCTGTCGTTTCTCAACGTCGGTGATGACGATACGGCGCACGTCGCCGATAGCGTCCCACTTTGCTGAGGCTCCGCCTGATCGGGTGAGTTCACTGATGATGTCTGTCATGGTGCTGTCCTGCTTTCTGTGTTTGTTACGCAGCGATTGCTGCGTCGATGTCGCCCGTGATGCGCACGCCGTCGGTCTCCCACATGGGGATGAGCGAGCCGGCGTTCAGCGCCCGTGCGAGGTGTCCGAGACGCATAGCCTCAGAGATGGTGAGCGTGCCGATGGCATCGCCAAGGTCGTGTCCTGGCTGCAACTCTTCGCCGATGGCGATCGAGATCAACGCTCGAGCAATGTCGTCATCGGCGTGATCGGCAAAGGCGATCAGTGAGCTGGCGATGTTGAATCGGCGCTCGGTCTTCTTGCCGCCAGGGCCGGTCATGTTGACGGGCCGGTTCGCATCCTTCGCCGCTTGCATCATTGCGCCGAGCCAGGTGCGACCTTCGACGGTGAGCTTGCGCGCGTGTTTGTTGACGCTCTGAGTCTCAGGCGTGCCGACTTCGCCGCCTTCGTCGGGTGCACCACGTCGGGCCGGTGCAGCCTTGCGGCGCTCAACGAGCACTTCGCCTGGCTTCGGGTCGGGAAACGCTGCGCCGACCTCTGTCTCGATCATGGCCACTGCCTGCTCGATCGGCTCGGCGAGATGGTTAGCGATTGGCTTGCCACTGCCTAGCGTGGGAATGCCTTCGGGCCATGAGTTGCGGATGAGTTGCGAGTGTCCTGCGTCGATTAGCGACTTGAGTCGGCCAGTCATCCACGCGCGCCACTCGTCGTCGACGTTGCCGTCGGCGGCGGCGAGGATCTTTTCGGCTGCTGCGATCTGCTTGGTGCGTGTCACGACGTCGACCTCGACGGTGATCGGTGACAGCACCTTTGACTTGCGCATCTGTCGCACAGCGATCGCGAGCTCCAGTGCTTCAGCACCGATGGCGAGATCCAGCCAGTGAAGATCGCAAACGCCGCTGCCTGGCTGCACATGGATGATGACGCCGTGCAGCTTTGACACCTCGGGCATCGGCTCACGGGTGTCTTCGCTGCCGTCGGCCGCTGCGCCTTGGTTGTAGAGAGCGTCAGCGTTGGCGTAGATCGACAGCTGAATGGCGAAGGCCAGTGCTCCGAGCAGCGATGAGCCGGTCTTGTAATCAGCGACGAAGCGCTGGCCGGTTTCGTCTTCGACGAGAAGATCGAAGGTGCCGGCGATCTGGTGACGATCTTGGACGATCATGCGTTCGGAGTAGCCGTCCACAACGCGCAAGCGGGCGGTCGCCAGCGCATCGTGGACGGCTTGAATGTCGCTGCCGTAGGGGTCCGGCGCGACAAAGGTGGGGTCAATGAACGAGCGCTCGAGCATTCCGTGCACAGCAGTGCCGAGGTCACGACGTACTGTCGCTCCCCCTTGCTCTGCAGCTCGTTCGCAGATCCCGTCGAGGGCTTTCTTGTCGGTGTCGGGAGTTGTCGACACCAGGGCGACAAGGTCGGGGCGTTGCGCGAGACCGATGGCCACCATGCGCTTGCCCCAATTGAGCAGACCGCCAGAGTCTTCGATTCCCTTGGCGATCGTCGTCGCCCTGGTGTAGCCGATCGGCTTAGTGCCACCTTCGGGCAGGACAACGTAGCGTCCCCAGCGATCACGTCGGACAGGTTGCTGGACTAGATCGTCGACGATGCTCGTGAGTTGTTTCATGTAGCTCATCCCCTTATGGCTTGGCGACTAATTGACGTTCGGGTCGAGACAGTCCGCCCCAAATGCCCCACTGCTCGTCGTTCTTTATTGCGTAAGCGAGGCACTGCTGAGTGACTTCGCATCGATCACAGATGCGCAAGGCACGTTTCTTGCCGAGTTCGTTCGTGCGGAATGGGTAGAACATCTCGGCCGGTAAGCCACGGCAAGCGGCGATCTCTTGCCACGGTGTGCTCACGTCGGACCACACGAACGGTGATATGCGATCTCGGCTTGCAGTGCGTCGACGAGTCGATCGAGATGGGCGATGCGTCGTCGACAGATTTCGAGAGTTTCGATGGAGTCACTAAGCACCTCGCGATCAATCTCTGCAGCCAGAAACTCTTCGAGCAGTCGTGCTTTCATGCGGTCGATCTGATGTTCGTTCACGGCTTGTCTCCGATCATAGCCATGAGGGTGGTGAAGGCTTCGCCGGTCATGGCGACATACCAATCAGCAGGGCTGGTTTTGCGTGTGCGCTTGAACCACACGATCCCGAAGCGGCGACCGCCGTTGCCTGCCTGGTCGTTCGCTCGATCGATCCAGTGCGACAGTTGGCCGGAATAGCTCGAGTAGTTCTTCACGTCGATGCTCGGCCATTCGATGATCGGCACGAACAGATCGCCACGGTCGTCAGTTGCGCCGGCTGGGATGCGTTGCGCGCGCACGCCAATGCTGGCGAGGTACTCGACGACGGCACGCTCAGCGTCTGAGCCTTTGCGTTTCTGTGGGTTAGTCACAGCACGCCGCCACTGATCAGCCAGACCCAAAGCATCACCATGAAGACGATGCAGAAGACAGCGACCATTGCAAGCCAGTCGGACTTCATCGCTTGACCGGCCATGCGAAGATGCCGACCGCTGCAGCTGCACACAATCCAATCAGGGCGATCATCGGGCCGAGAAGATCAGACTGCGCGATCGCTTCGACTGGTGCCGGCAGCAATGCAAAGCCGACGACTAGTGCGCTGAACTGAAGCGTCTGTTTGAACGTCGAGCGCTTCACGCTGCACCGTCCGGCGTTGACGCGATCCACGCGTGTGTTGGATGAGTCAGTTGTGCGCAGCGGTGGCGTTGGATCTCGTTCAGACGTTGCTCGGCAGTGCCGAAGGCAGCGACGAGTCCGCATCGGGGACAGCGGACGATGGTCATGCCGCACGCTTTGGGGTCGTGATGTGGCGGTGAATGATACCTGAGTTGCTCGGGTTGTGCCTCATGGGTGTGACAAGGTAAGCCCGATGCCCCAGATAGTCAAGGACCCTCTCAGATCGCCCCTGATAGCCCCCTATCTGGCCCGTAGAGCGCCTGCCAAGATCGTCGCCGGTAGTTGCGCCACAACGCAGAAGATCCCCCGCCGTGGCCTATTGGCACTAGCGGGGGATCTTCGCAGACCGGCTCAGTTAGGTGTTGCGGGCTCAGCCCTTGAAGGTCTGATCGCTTCCATTCGCAGCAGCAGGGGACTGCGTGATCGAGCCGGGGATCTCGCTCAGATATCTGAGCCAGGAGGAACCGTCGCAGTCACCGGCAGCGTGAGCAGCGAGGTGCTGCCCTTGTCGCCGATGCCAGCCGAAGCGATCGAGCTCAGAAGACTGAGCACGCCAGCGGTGGCGGCGGTGCCGGCGATGGCTTGCCAGTCGGCGGTGAACCAATCGAAGGTCGTCGCAGCGATGACGGCGATGAGCGCCTGGGCGACTGTCTTGATCGCGCGCTCGGCGGCTGACTTCCAGAAGGTGGCGGTGAACATGGTCATGGCTCCTGTGTTGATTGGGTGAGAACGGTGAAGGGTTCGCAGACCGACGTCGAATGCAGAGCTGCTGAATAGAGGGCCATCTGCACTCGAGCTTCGGGGTCGCCGCTGGTCGAGGCCAGCGAACCGAGGGCGAAGTGATCGCCACAGCCGATGGCTTCGTAGCCAAGGGCAGAGCGGCCGACGTGGTAGTCCTCGTCGATGCAGTAGAGAGCGCCCCGATAGCCGACCAGGAACACTCCCCCGCTGTCTTCGTTGTCGCTGCTCTTGGCGAAGCCTCCGTGGTGGAAGAGCTTGCGGCAGGCGTCGACGAACACGGTGCAGAGGTGCGTCATGTCGTCGTCGACCATTTGCTTCGGCACCTTGAGTCGGTACTGCAGCAGCTGGCCCATGCGGAATGAGTCGCAGTAGCCGATCAGATACTCACCCACGGTGAAGACCTTGGGCTCGGTGTAGCGGGTGATGCGGGTGTCTTCGACTGCAGCGGCATCGCCGCCGATGGTGACGGTGCCGTCATGCTCGAGGCCGACGATGCAGGTCACGACTCACGCTTCCAGAGGTAGGCGTTGCGAAGGTGCACGACCATCCACACGCAGGCGAGGACGGTAAAGGCGGGCAGCGGTTGAGGTCCGATTGTTGAGTAGGCGAGGAAAGGCACGCCGGTTAGTGATGCGGTCAGGCACCAGCCCCACCAGATGCGACGCTCGATGACGAGCGCGTAGACGCCGAGGCCAACCAGGTCGCAGGCGAGTATTAGCCACGTCCATGCCTGCTCACTCATCGTCGAGTTCGTCGAGGAAAGCGACCAGCGAGTCTTCCATTGCTTCGTCGCTGGCGTCAGCCCACACGGCGTAGAGGCAGTCGGCGTAGCCGGCGAGGTCGACGATCGAGTCACGCACCATGTCGGCAGTGAACTGCTGATCGAGTGCGTTGCCGATGCGTGAGAGTTTCACGCTTAGCATGAAAGCGACTGCCTCAGGCACGCTGAGAGTGACGCCAGTAATCGCTTCAAAGATCTCGGCGGTGCGGCCGTAGTCGATGCTCGGGTGATTGTAGAGAGCACCACGATTGCCGTGCACCAGGCGATCGGCTTCGGCGGTGACAGAGTCCCAGAGCGGTCCTGGCTGAGTGTCCACGATTGCCTCCTGCGGGCGGTGGTCAGTAGATGTGAGAGGTGAACTGGGTGAGGCTGACGCCTTCGTAGCGTCGGCACAGATAGTCGAGGCTGACGAACATGGGGTCGTAGCTGCCGTCTTCGACCTGGTGCTTCACGATCACGCCACGCCAGTGAGCGTTGCCCTGCGGGCCTTTGTAATCCTCGTCGTGCAGATAGCAAGCGCCGGCGATGAGACCGTGATGGCTTCGACCAGCGACGAACCTGATTGCGTAGTCGAGTGTCTGCTGGTGGCCCATCGTGAAGGTGTGGCCGATCTGTTTCAGTCGACCTGCCGCTGCGCCGCCCAATGGGCGGCCACTCATCGGCTGGACATAGACATGGCAGTAGCCAACACCATCGATGAACACTGGCTCGAGGTAGCGATGCACCTGCCAGCCGTGCGCTTCGTAGTTGAGATCATTGGTGGAGATGAGGCCGTGCAGCTTGGGGTCATCGTTGGTCGCACGGTTGATGCGGTCCTCATGGTTGCCGAGCGTCAGATGCAGCTCGGGCTTGTAGAGCTTGTCCTTCACCTTGCGCTGGTGATCGTTGAAGCGCTCAAGCGGTGCGCACAGAATGTCGAAGGCTTCG